TGCATCTGAGTTCTGAACGGTTACAGTAAACTCTAGTGGACGTTTTGATTTTTCCCCAAGCAATAGGTCTATGATAGGTTTGATGATGGGGTAGTTCCTCATCTTAGATGGGAAGTGAGATCTTGTTTTCCCGTATGGCTTTAGCACATAGTTGTAATCCTCCTCATCGATTACACCATTGTAGTAATCATACATGGATTTCAAGTAACTTCTTCGTTCACTTAACCCAAATTTTGATAAGTCTATGAATGCGTCTACACACTCTTTTCCCCATTTTTCTGTTTTCTGAGAGAGAGGAATTCTTTGCTTAGGTATTGAGGCTTGTCCGAACATTAATACAAAATTACTTTAGTTTTATACTAGAGGCTAATTTACGACTCTTTTGTGCTTTTTATTAGTACTATGGCATTATTTATATATCCTATCGAACCATTCATTGGTTGCATTATCGTCATTGTCTAATAGTAGTTCCTTGTTAAACAGTTCTCTAGTGTGGTACATCCCAACCATCAGTGCCATCACACGGTCAAAGTTACCTTTCCTGTTAAACTTTATTAACTCTTGAAGTAAAGCTGGGTCATATATCTTATGCATGTTCAAGGTCACATTCCCATCCTCGTCAGCTCCTCTCCCAGATATCAGCCAGTCACGAATATACAATTCACCCTGAGACTTTCTTTGCTCAGTCATGTGCATACCATACTGACGTTTAACTGTCTTACTTCTAAGTTCCCTTTTATCCAACATCTCAAATTCTTCTTGGAGAAGATGTAGTTTCCTGAACCTTTTAGCATAGGCAATTACCTCACCTCGGTCATTTTCGAATCCTATCTTAGCATTGTAGAATTCAGCAAGCATAAATAGATTTCTATTGTATTCATCTTGCGTCTGAGGTCTCCCTATATACGAGGCTACTATTAAATCGTCAGGTTGAGAGACATTATTTGGGACCTTAATAACGTATGCAGCCCCTAACGACATTGAGCTTTCAGCTTTTCCCTGGGCATACGGGTCATGACAGACTACGTATAAATTCTTAGGGGTTAATCCTTCTTTAGTTTTGTATGGAGCTTCGTAAATAACTGGGCATCCAGTCAAGTCATCGTCTTTTCTGTGTGGGAACTTATTGATTGGATTAGCATCAGGAGTTGGGGAGAAGGCTATTTTATTCTGTGAGTCATAGTAGAATCTTCCTGCTACCCCCATCTTCTGCAGATTATTAGCAATGACCTTATTGTACTGCTCTTTTAATGAGTTAACATCAAACGTGTTTGACGTTACTTGCAAGGTTGCTTCTTGAGGACTAAACGGATGTTCAGCTATATACTGGTCATGAGACTTTGGGTCGTTAGCTTTCTTTTTATTCTCCCTTTGCATCTCCTCATACTCTATTGCCTCTTGTGTTAAACTATTCCCATCAGCATCCATGAATCCATCTAAATTCTGGTAGATAGGAACGAAGTAACCACACTGAGTTCCCATGGCCCCTGAATCCCAATCATTTTCAAAGCCTAAACAGTTGTAGGCATCAGGATGGTAGAATAGTTCTTCTAATCCTTCAAATCCAGGGCCCTCTTCTCCACCAGTTCCAAAGGCAATCATAGTTCCAAGTGTCTTAGAACCCTGTCTCATTGTAGGCATAGCTACCTCCCAAGCTTTAAGCAAGCCTGAGAATGAACCTGATTCTTCGAAGAAGATTAATTCCCCTGCTTTACCACGTATCTTATCTGGATCGTCTTTAAGTGATACCCCAATTATCTGTGACTTAAATCCTAGAGTTACGTCAGCCCCGTTTACATTCTTTTTATACCCTGATTGTTTATGCATCTCACGGTCAATAAGTCTAGGTTGTGTCCAGGCTGTGTTATCATCTATGAATGAGATAATATCCCAAGCTTTAGACAGCATTCCATCCCCAATCAAGTATTGCTTATCTGAAGCAAATACAAAGTTCTTGCTATTCCTTAGATGAAAGTAGTTTCTACATAGCATGGCTGCAGCTTTGTAAGAGAAACCCTTACGACGTGCTTTGAGAACAACCATGTGTTTGTTTTCTTTTCTAGCCTTATCTACAGAATTGAAGTATTGGTAATCCCCATCATAGAAAGCTGGGAAAGTTCTATCTCTTCGTGATATTACCTCTCCATCTGGTTGTTCTTCATCGATAATCCTATCAATAGGACAGTAGTTAAGATAGAAGTAGTGAAAGCCTGATATCTTAACCCCATTTATCTCACACCCGTGCATGCATTTAAACTGTTCACCATCCCAATACTCGTAGTACTGTTTAGTTCCAGGGAGAGCATCAGTATAGTGCCCATACTCTATGTAATGTCTAGCAGCAGGTGAGAATAGATGGGTATCCTTCAGCATTATTCACTGTATTTGTTAGTCTTAACCCCTGCTCTGTTAGGATTGTCCTTAGCCTGTTGCTTCTGCACCAGTTCTTCTAATCTATCTAAACCTTCAATTACCTCCCCGATTTTAGATAGGTTAGCAACCAAGTCTTTTGCCTGATAAAGAAGCTTACCATTCTCATCCATGGCTGTAAGATCAATGTCTTTGAAGTATTTCTCTAGCTTATTAACTGCAGACCTAGCTGATTTGAGCAGTTTGATAGCATGTGTCTCTGACAACTCCCTATACTTCTGCAATCCTGCATGTAGGTTAGGAGTTGACTTGACTTTTAACTCGGCTAGTAACTTATCTTTTCTTTCTTCTTCGTCATAGGCTGCATAGCTAGACCGATGATCTGCAAAAAAATAGATAAATGCTAACTCTTTTGTAGTCAACTTCTCAAACTCTGTAATAGTCAAAGCATACGGGGATGGTATGACTATGTTGTTATTTACTGTTAGCAAGTCTTTCATTCTTACGTCTGGTTTTCTCGTTTAGATGAGCTATACGTTCACTTTTTGCATGAAATTTCCCAAAATATTGCAGTCGAATTGAAGCAAAGCCTCCCTCTTTCATGACCTTAGCCACGTATTTAAATTGAGAGTAGACTATCTCTTCTATTTTCTGCAGTGGGAGATTATACTTTGTTGCTAGCTTCTGTATTATTATCTTCTCCTTTTGCATTATCTGTAGATTTAATGGATACAGGGACTCCGTCTTGTCCAATTGTCAACTTCTCCCATCTTGGGGGATTGTCTGGACAGTAATCAGAGATTCTGTATGCCTTACTTTCTACATAGCAACCACAAAGAAGACATCTTTTCTCTTCACTCAGGTTTGGGCAGGAGTGACAGGCTTGCAATCTGTTACGATATTGCTCTTCTGTAGTCACCTTAAAACCATTAGCAATGTGTTTTGCAGATGATTTAACATAGTTAGACATCATCTGAAGAAATGAGGGGAATTGTTTTTCCATTAGTTTATATAATCTATTGAGTAAGTTGTATCTATTTTTTTAACCTTACCAGTTGGGGATTGTACTACTATTATAACGACGTTGTGGTACTCAATATGATAAAAGGTTACCACATCAGTTAGTTGTACTTCATCCATTCTTGATAGTTATAATGATTTGAGAGTCTTGCTTCCTTAAAACAGGGTTAATCACGTACCCATCTTTAGACTTTATGATAGCTTTCTTATCCTTAAGTCTTTTAACATAGTTATTCAGGGTGTTGTGGTCCTTGATTTCTAAAAGCTTTGATACTTTACGCTTATTATCCGGGGAACATAGATTGACCGTGTCCCCATGGTCTAGAAGCTCAGCTAATACTGACAACTCCATAGACGTCATGTTAAAAATCCCATTAAAAGCTTGCAGGAATTTCTTAGTAGAATCTACAGTAATGTTAAACTTCTTCATCTTGCAATTCGTTAAGTTCTATTTTAGCCTTTCCATCGATTAGATGTATCTTACACTTCTTTGAATACGAGTTAAACTCGGTGATATACTCAGAGATACTTTCCCTGGTACATAGAAATGACAAGAATACCTCTATCTCTTTGGCTGCTTTGATAACTTTAGACTTTAGTTCTATTGATGATTTAGAACCGTCTTTAAGTTCTTCGTAGTCCTCTAATGAGATGGTAACGCTTCCAGTCATAGTGTACCTAGAATCATGAATTCGTTAATCATAACGTAGTCAATTCCTTCAACAGTAATAATAACACCCTCAGTGTGTGGGTGCACGTAGACCATATCTCCCTCTTTAACCAGCTTACATTCTGGTCCAACTTTGAGGGCTTCTAATATGTTAGACTTAAGTGAGTTCGCGGCTTCATCAGATAAAAGAATTCCGCTGTCTGTTACTTTCTTGTGTGGGATTGGGAGAACTACCCAATCTCTGGTAGGATTAAAGTTCATATTACGTTTGGTTTTATGCAAATGTAATAAGACTTTTTATATAAACAATAGTTTTACTAAAAAATAGCAAAATAAGCTGTAGTCAACGCCAGACCTCCTACTCCGATTGTCAAGATTGTGTTTTTTATCTTCAATCCTTTGACTTGTTTCTTGAGTTTATTAACTTCGTCAGCAGCTTCGTCCTTAATTTTTTTCTCTATTGCTACTTTATTCTCGTAAACCATTTGAAGATCTTGTATACTGGTAGCTTGTACGCCAGTAATTTTATAATAGTAGTCTAATTTTTCTCTTTGCAATAGGTACAACCTTTCCATCCTGGTAGCGGCATCGTACCAGTACATCATGGAGTTAAAGTTGAGGTTAATTAAGCTCGTTTGGTACGTTGATAGTACGGGAAAAGAATCCTGCTTTGAGGAGGGAGTCCGAAACTTTAAGGACTTCTGCGAGCTTGCGGTTAGCACCACGAGCATCAGCACTAAGGATATTGTAAACCTCTTGATTATAGTATTCATTGACAACTGATTGTTTGTTAATTATCGTATCTGATAGTAGATCTAGTGAGTCTATTTTAAGGTATAGAGAATCAATCTTAATTGAGTTCTCCATTACCTCTTGCATTAAGCTATCATTTATCTCCTCTAGTCTATCCTGCAGTGGATCGCTATCTTCTCTCTTACAAGTTTTGACTGTGACAGCAATTGCTATAAGAAGTAGTGTAGCTGATAACGCTTGAATTACTTTGATTGTTACGCTTTTTTCCATCTGGTTATGTGTAAGTTTCGTGACAATGGACGTACCTTTCTAAATACTCCATCCCCTGTTCTTGAATCTCTAGTCCCTCTTTCGTTAGTATTCCCTTCTATGGTTCTAACTGAGTGTTTCCCTATTAGTTCTACTACGCCTGTGTGCCCGATACCTTTGTATCTAGTCCTGTCATACCCATAGCTTAAAGTCATGATTAACACGTCAGCTGGATTATAGTTTTGCTTAAACTTTCCATCCGTGAATATCACATCTTTTCTATTGTACGCAGTTGGGGCCCATCCAGTTATAGTGTTAGGGATGTCACACTCATCTAGTACCCCCATGACAAAGAAGCTACACCAAGCATAGCCTGGTTTCCAGCCTTGCTTCTCCATTAGTCTACGGAAGTATTTATCCGTAAACCCCTTGTTATTCCCACCTTTCTCGCTAATTCCAATGAAAGCTTCTGCAGTTAATCTTACGCAGTAACCGTCATTACTAACCAAAGGATTAGTAGGAAGGATAAGAGAAATCCAAAGTAAACAAGCAGATATAATTTTATTTTTTGCCATGAGTTAAGTTCCATTTTAGAGTAGTACTTCAGATCTTTAGAGTAAAACTCTTTCTGTAAGTTTCTAAAGTTGAAGTTAATTCCAAGGAATACTACAAAGTTAGCAAATACAAGGATTAATGCAGCCATTAAAACTTGTTGCAAGTACTCGATAGATATAAGTGGATCACCAAAGTAGACTGAGCTTATGTACCCAAACGCTGTGAAGGTTACGAAAGCTAGTGGAATAGACCACAGCCCGTCAAAGAGCTGCAGTCTATACTTGATTGATTTTATTAAGTCTTTCATATGAATAACTCTTTAGTCATTGTATCTAAGTAGAGTTGTGAACCATTGGTTTCATTCTTTCCCTGAGCTGGGAGGAATTCATAGTCAAATACAAGTCTACTATTTGGTGGATAGGTTAGTGTATTAGTTGTAGAATCATAACTAACAGCTGTACCCTTCTTAAGATTCAAGGTAGTATCTGCAGTAGATGAAATAGTCTTATTCCAAGCAGTGCCAAATACATTATCCCCGCCTGTAGTAAACTTATCATTATACAGTTTCCATCTGCAAACAAAGTCTGGGAGTAGCTTAAAGTAAGAGCTAATCAGAGTTTTATACATGATGTTTCTGCTGAGGATTCCATTGATATACGCTTCTCCTTTTACTATCTCATTACTTATAACTACAATATCACTTGCTAAGTTAAGGCAGTGAGTAGCTGGACTCTTAAGCTCTACATGCCATGTAGTCCCAAACGCTTCAGCTAACTGACGGTCTGTAAACCCTGTTTTTCTTTTAAGTTCAGCAATAGTGTATTTAGGGTATGACTTACTGAATCGGGTGGGATTGGGTGTAGATGTGGTTTTGATAAATGTCTTTCTTAAGATAGACCTCCACGTGATGTTTTCGTCGTGTGGGTAGTACACCCCGAAGTAGCTGTTGAAGCCCTGCTCGTAGTAGAAGTTGTAGTCATACCCATTAGCCGTAGGGACAATAGATATTTCATTCCATCCCACCCAACTTGTCTGTGTGTCAGATATAGTTATCTCCTGGAATGGCCGATAGAGAGTGAATGAATTATTCTCCGTGCTAACCAATTCCATATTACTAGAATGCAAGTGAATAGCAACTAAGTTTAGTGGGTAAGCTCCGAATAAAGATTCAGATGACTCGATGACATAGCTAAATGTAGTCGTAGGTTCAGACTTCCCAGTTGTGGGATTCTTTACCATCTTAGTAAAATCCATCAAGCAGTTCTCAATTAGAGACTTAGTTGTTCTCTTATTGATCTGTCCATTGATTGCTCCTAGCTCTGTTGGGAGGTTAAGGAGTCTTAGTGCTTTATCTAAGTTTTGCATTATTCTGGTATTTGTATATTCCATGGAGCCAATGCGATTATGGCATCCGTAATGATTGTATCGTCCGCCCCCCAAGACTGAACCGTGGCGTCGTCAATGAAACACTGACCATCCTTTAGGATAAGGTCATCTGCTGTCGTTAACTGGTAGTAGGCCACGTTGTCGGGGTAGGTCATTGCCCACTTTAACTTGGTCAGGGTAGTGTTGAAGTAAATCAACGGGCTTGGAAGAATTGCTGTTATCATGATTATGAAGTAAAATATGTTCCACTATAGTTATAAAATCTAGCATTTGTTATGTTTGCAGCAGGATTAAATAAGAATCTAAATGTAGGGGTAGTTGCAACATTTACTTGCAAACCCCCATAAAAAGTAGCTTGACTACTTGTGGTGTCTCTTTGATTAACTACTGACATAAAATTTCTTATAAGCCAGTATCCATTTACGCTTACCCCAGATGGTACTACCGGATTTGGCATGTCGGTAGGCAGGTCCCATGTTATAAAACCTGAGTTAGCAACCCATGTTATTGGTGTAGCACTAGTGTAAAAGTAAAACGAATAGTTTACCATATTACCAATCCTTGTCCAGTTGTAATAATATGTTCCTGCTCCTAATGTTAAATTGCTTCCTTGGTTATATGTAATAGTTCCAGTGAAGGTTTGGTTTCCATTATATCTAAATGCATGATCAACAGCAGTTGCTGTAGCCCCGGTATTGTTAGCTTGTACAGTATATGAAGCATAACTAGAATTTTGTGGGGTGTACCCTAAGATAGTTGGGATACTCTTAGGTTTCCATAAGTCAGGAGTAGTGCTAGTATCAAATACAAGTACGTCGTTATTTACAGGGGCGGTTGAGACTAAGTCTATATCATGAATCTCATTTAGCTCATAACCATTTTGTGGTTTAACATAGATCTGACCATTCCCTGCATTTGCTCTCTCTACAGTCCCTATATAAACTAAGTGATTTGGGGCATATGGTTTAGTTGCAGTTAATGTCCCTGCTGTAGCCCCTAGAAATAGAGTGTTCCCTGCTGAGTAAGATCCAGTATCAACTCCTGAGATAACCCCTTGAGTTATTATAAAGCCTTTCTGTCCTGCAGCTATGCTAGAACTGAATACTAATCCTACTGTTTGAGCAGAAGTTGAGTCACCTGCATTACTTGCTAGTTTAACACTCATTCTATTTCCTGCCGACCCAAAGGCATACACAGGTTGACCTTTAGTTATAGTAACTGAGTCATCATTAGTTATGTAAGCAAACAACTGATTTGGGGCTACCCCTAAAGTTTGGAAGTTAGTCCCATCGTAGATGATTATCAGATCTTGCCCCGATACAATATCCCCTCCAGTAAGTTGTACATTAAATTCTTTTACAAGTAGTTTTGCCCCTAAGCCATTGATGTTAATAGTAGAGTCATCGTCATTCCCGTTAGTGAATTTAACAACGTATGTATCCCCATCTACGTAACTAGCTACTCCTGAGATAGTTACAGCATATGTGTTAGTACCTGAGGCTACCCCATATTGAAGACCCCCACTTCCTGTAGCCGGAGTTTCAAATTCTACCTCCCCAGTAGTGGGATCTTTAAGAGTAAGAACATCCCCAACAGACTTAGATCCGTAAAGAGGAGTCTTAACTTTTATCTGAGTTGGAGTCAGATTTATTTCAGTAGAAGTATTACTATCATCAGCATTTAACTTTAACTCTGAGAATCTTTGAAGATATAAAGAGTATGTACCAGATGCTCCGGATATAGCTGTATTTCCAGTTAATGCACCCCCTAGTTTTAATGTACCTGCTGAGTAAGTTAACCCATTATCTGTTACAAACAATGGTTGGTACACAGAAGATAGCCCTGATATTGTACTACTGAAAGTACTACTAGTAACGTAGTTAGTTAATGTGCTGCTTAATGAACTATTCGTAACATAGTTAGCTAAAGCAGATGTTGTAATATACCCAGCAGGGTTAGTAGCATTGTATGGGGTAAAGCCTAATCCTGAAGTTATATCTCCAGAGTTTAATGCTATAACTCCCCCAAGAGTAAGTGTAACTGCTGTAGTACCTGTCCCAGATAATGTTAACCCCGACACAGTCCCAGTCCCAGTAACTGATGTCACTGTCCCTGTTCCTGCTGATATAGTCCAGCTTCTATTTGCTGATAAATCTTGGATTACCCCGTTGATACTAATAGTCCTGCTAGTTGGGACCCAACCACTGGCCGTGTTCTCCCATCTTTGCAGGATAGAGTTGTAAGTTAAAACATCATCATCTGCTGGATTAGTAATCGATACATCAAGTAAGTCGTTAAGGTTTAGTGACTCTAAGCTACTTGAGAGTGTCATAATCCCATTAGTTAATGTAGCCTGTATTCCTTGTCCAACCTTAATGATATCTGTAAGATGCTTGAAGACAAATGTATCCCTCTTGTATATCTCTGAGACAGATGCTACTAGAATCATCCCATTAGATATGCAGTCAACACACCTGGTTATCCCTGTGCTAGAGTCTACATCTATAAGTTCTTTTAAAGATGTTGGTACTCTATCTATTTTCTTTAACTTTATTCCCATTAGTTTTTTCTAACTTGAGCTTGTATTCTAAGGTGTGTCTTCTCCTGCTCTGCAGCCATGATAGCCATTATCCCTCTGAGTTCTTCATACGAGAATTGGCAGACGAACTTCTCATCCTCATCTAGAAACTGCACAACTTTATCATCTATGTAAACTAGCATATAACTTAGGTTCTCATCCCCTTCAGTAAATGGGGGTTGATATAGCCCTGCTTTAATGTTAGTTGCCATTTCTAAAAATTTAGATAAAGGTAAGGATAATTTCCCAATTGGGCACACCTATCCCCTTAGAGATTTTTTTGTTTAAAATTGATTTTCAGTTCTGCCGTCTTTAGCCTTCGGTGGGACATTTCTTTCAGCCTATAGTCTTGATCCACCCCAGAACCTTATGTCAATTCCATTTCAGCAACTATCGGGGACAACTTTCATACTCTATGTAATTGAGAATGAGTATGATAGAACCCAACGTCTGACCCCCTACTTACCTTTGGCCCTCAGGGGTGATCATCCAAAGTGGATGGTTGCTATCTGCAAATGTAACAAATTAACCTTGCCCTCTAGAAACTTTTTTGTAAAGTTTTGAACTTTTTAGTTTTGAGAACTTCTTCTTAGAATGTACCCCTGGTCTCTTTCTTCTAGGGTTTGGACTGAATGAATTCGACGTACCTGCTTTAATCTTAGACATTTTACTAGTTTGTTTCGTTTCTTATTTATCCCAAAGTTAGTATAAAATGGAATTGGATTTAGTATCTTCGTGCCTCTAATTAAATCTTAAAAATTTTAAATCACATGTTCCCAATTTCATCAACCAACGAAGAGAAAGTTCTCGTATCTATTAACCCAACAACTGCTGCTGGTAACCCTGCAACTGTTGACGGAATTCCTGTATGGACTGTAGTATCAGGTGATTGCACTCTCGAGCCTTCTGCTGATGGCTTGTCTTGCTACATCATCTCTGGTCAACCTAACGTAGCTAACCTCATCGAAGTATCTGCTGATGCTGATCTCGATGCTGAGGAAGTTCGTACTATTACTGAGACTATTGTTTACACTGTAGTTGCTGCTGAAGCTCAAGCTCTCGGTATTGTATCTGCTGTTGAACCTAAATAACATTAAGCCATGAATCTTAATGTATACTTCGACAATGCAGCTGTTTACAACTTTGAAAAACTCGACGTTAGTGTTGGGGAGAAATTCAAGGTAGAAGCAGTTAATGCTCCTAATGGAGTTGCATGGTTCTTTGATAATGACCCAGTCGTAGAGGCTGAGACTATGGAGAATCAAGCAATCATTACGGCAGCTAAAGAGGGGATTACTAACGTACTATTTGTAGTTAACAATAGTCAAGTTATCCACAAGTTTACTATTAACGTAGTAAATCCCGTAAATTTGAACCCTGTAGTTCTAAACGTAGAGCTAAAATAAATCCGTCTTAACCCTAAGAACTAGCCTCAAGCAATTGGGGCTTTTTCTTTTTATTAAAACCACACTATAGTGTGAATCTAGCTGTATCCTGTATCTGATAAGGAGTTTATTACCCTTAAACCACATTATACTGTAACAAATCTGTGAAAAATTTGTTACAAAAATTTTTTATTGGGGAAATTTTTTGAGAGTGAGATCCTACGTATTCAATGACCCCCGCTAAGTTGTGGTGGATAAGTATATCCGCCATAATAATTTATTCGTAAACTTCATAAATTCAAACACAATGGCTAAAAAAGCACAAGTTCAAGAGCAGAGCAACATGGTTGCAGCTGCTTCCGCATCACTTTGTCTAAAGACTGGTACCCTAAAGGGCATCATTCTTTCAACTCGTGAGTTAATTAGTGACGACGATGAAATCGATGTCATTAACGGTGAAATTATGTTTGTTGGATTTAAATCAATCCAAAAACAATTTGAAACAGACGATATGGTTCGATTTGTTCATGTCGACCATCCTAAGTTCGACAAGATTCTTGCTGCTGCAAAAGCAAAAGGAATCATTAAAAACGAACAGAAGTAATCATTCGTTTAAAAAGGGTGGACATTCGTCCCCCTTTTTTTTGTTTATTTTTTATGTCGATACTCGTTACTACGATAGTTACTAATAAATTATTATGTGTGTTGGAGAGATTGATTGCCAATACTCTCACATCCATTAAGTGTGGTATCATACTAATCAACCAAATGATTATATACTATGATATCACACTTTAACTTCTTGTGTCTAATTAACAGAGACACAGATAAGGTCTGACTGTAACCTATAGCAATACAGTTACTACTATATAACAGGGTGATGACCAACATCAATACAACTACAGTGCAAGGCAGCAATCCTTGTCGCAACTAGTAAGACTAAACAATAATGTCTTACACAGCACCTAAGCATGTGTATAAACTGCTTATCTAATTAGTCAGATACATACTGACTCTAATAAAAGATACGGTTACTACCCTAACATACGGTGCCGCAGTAAATAGTATGTTAACTTTATAGTATCGTTACTCTTCCTTTAACCGAGTATCTATCCAGTAAGCTGCTGGCGTTTGTGGGTGTCCAGATAACCCTCAATATTTAATGCACCATAACTATCTTCCCAAGGGATAGCAGTTGTAATAAAAGTAGTAACCTGAGATAATATCAACAAGGATAAGTGGAGACAACCACATTTAAAACTATTACAACTGAGTGCAGAGGGGATATTAAACTTGTAATCAATAACTTAAATCATATCAACATCATGAAACACACATTTAGTTTCTTATTCAAGATGGTGCAACTTGCACTGATTACCTGCATTACATATGTCTTACCAGCTGTAATGCACTGTTTGATTACTCTTAACTTAGGTCATTACCTCAATGATATACAATCTGTTGTATACTGTGGAGTAATGTCATTCGTATCTCTTATGGTTACTATATTCTACATAGTTGTAGTGTCTGAGCAATTAGAATCTCAACGATAATACTATCACACTATGAAAGAGAATAGACATAAGTTTGCTGAAGATATAACAGCCTTTGCTCTGTTTATCCTTGGCATTATCCTGATGGTAATCTTCATGACTAGTTGTTCATCAACTAAGCATAGTTATCATCAAGATCATCTAAGAACAACCCATCATAACAACTTCATATCCAAGGATAATGGAGGATGTGGATGGGATAGATAAGGACTTTAACTATTGGACTTCATACAATAGTAGCTTAACGGTGAGGCTTAAACCGTTACTTTTATTTGCAATCATTAACTAACACATATAAAATCATGACAAAAGAAGAATTAATCAACGATGACCACGATGGTCTCAACATCCCTGAAACTATAAATGAGCAATGGTTTCTTGACATGCTTAATGAATCTGAATTAGCACCTGAGGAATACTATGAACGTAGTGCTGTCCCAGAATACATCATTGCATCTACTAGCTATGATGCTGATGAAACATATGTATTCGAAGCTAATGCTGATGGTAGCATCTTATCTTTCGATGAGTATGGTGGATTAGCAGAAAGATGGGGTGACCACAAGTGGTATGACGCTGAAGCTGCGGTTAAATCATGCATGCCACATACATATCATTTGATATCTGTTAAAGGCAATCATGCTTTATTCAAATTAGTTGAACCTGATGAGTATACTCATTTCGATGGGGATGAATCAGATAGAATCAGTTACTAACATGAACACACTTACTTACACCAAAAGAGTTGAGATAGAAACAACTATACCGTTTCCTATCATCACATTTGTTGCTGAAAAAGTGCGAGTTAGTACAGGAGATAGCTCATGGTTTGACATGGGCTATACTCCTAGACTCGATGGGCTCACATTAAATGAGTACAGAAAACTACATAGAGCATTCGGTAGTGATGTCGAAAAAGCTTTGGAAGAATATGTAAAGACTACATTCAACCTCAACTATGGATGGGGTTGTGTAGATCATTACGTTTATTCAGCTAAACAGTTAGGTATGCCTGAGCTATCTAAAGTTGATCCAAAGTTTAACGATGATCATGCTGATCTAGTTAGAATGTTTAAAGGGGCTTAGTCCCCTTTTACTAATGCAGCCAGTGTAACAACTGAAGGTCACAAGCCCTTTAATGCAGAGTGGTAAAATCAATTCATTCATTTAATTTTTATTTAAAATCATCAAAATCATGATGAAAAACACAATCAACAGTGGCTCGTTGCAAGGATTGCAAGCGGGTCAAACTCTCCTCCTCCAAGCTCGTAAAGTTAACGGGGGTAAAATCCAATTGGAATTTGCTGAGATTGTCAAAACACAATCTAATGCAGCAAACCCATTGGCTTTGTTTAACAAGAGCGACGACCGTTTCTCACAAGGGAATGGTGCTCGTCGTGCATGGCTAACTGCTGAAGCTAAGGATGCTTCAATCTACCTCAACATCAACCTTATGGATGATGCTGATTGGGATGTTGACCAGATGGGACGTGAGATCCTGCCTCTTAACATCATCAATCCAATTGCTGTTATCAATGGCGAAGCATTCCCATTGAAGGTGCAAGTTGAAGAGACTGTTACTCCTACTGAGTGGCAGGCTAGCAACATCGAGACTGCGGCTAAGCGTCGTGGTAAAGATGGAGACTTCATCACTCACCAAGGTATGTATATCTTTGCTAACACTCGTGTAGTGTTTAACAAAGCTACTCACATCTTCCTTGAGGCTGATGCAGCTAAGACAAATGTATCTGCTGGTATTCCTGCTGGTGGTTCATTTGACTCATCACCATTCTTTAGCTAAGGCTAACTAATGGTAAACCAAGTAGCTCAACTGGTAGAGCATAACGAGTTTTTGTTTTAGAAGTACTGTTCTCGTTAAGATATGGGTTCGAATCCCATCTTGGTTTCAATAATCCCGTCATTGTGTACTTACGAATAACCATTGGATAGACTATAGCAGGTTTGGGATTGCCTGCTGTCTATTCTGTGGGATATAATAAGAAAAAAACGGGAACACTGTCCGTTTGTTACTAGTTACGAAACAATTTAAATTTAATATATACAATGAGTAGAATGAAATTCGTATTTGACTTGATGGAGTCTGGGACTTATCAAGCGTTTGAACTACAGGCTATGATAGCAGCTGAACGTGGAGAAAAGATCTTCCAGTTTGGTAATGCTACGTATGATCTAGAGTTTGCAGCCAATGTGATGGCGTACATTTACCACAAAATTGCAGAACAACATGAGCAACAGCATTTACTACATCAGCAAGAACAGCAGCCTGATTCCGAGTAACTTCAACACATCAACAATCGAAGAAGCGGTTGAGTTTCTACTAACTAAGCAAGT